TAACTGCAAACAAAACTTAAATCCACCAATCTTGGCTTCTGTTCTATCTTACCTGATTAAAATAAATCATTCTAATATTTTTAGTAGAGATTATTGAGGGGCACTACAAAACAAACACATCAGTCACCAACATTAAAAGCCTAAAAAACAAAGCGATACAAAAAACACATTGATACAGGGCACTGGGCAAACACTGGAGATTGATAGGATAAAACAACGGATAAATACCCATAAACAAAGCACTTATACGGATACCGGCTGGAGACTGAACGGTAAAGTATAAGTGCTTATTTTGTATTGCCAAGTGATAACATTTTGTTATCATCAATATAAGCAATAATGTAGAATATAATTGATAACAAAAGTGTATGTATTGAACTGCCTAAATTTAAACATCGTTGCGAAGTTTAAAGCCTGTTTAATTCTTCTTTGAAAGTATGCTTCCATAGATATTCAAGCGTTCAAACTCACCTAGTATCTGAGCCGGATTGTTACCTATTAAGTCCTTTAAATAGGCTTCAAATTCGTACACCTGCGTATGGTAATTGATAACAGGTGCATCGATAATGTCCTCAGTCAGGAACTTCAATTGAGTGGAGTTTCCAAGCGTGCAACCTTCGAGTAGTTCCTGTATGGTCATGTTATATAAAAAGCGTTTGAAGCCGTCCTGTTGTTGCTCAGATATATTTGAAGCATCAGGCATTTCATCTGTTAAAATGTGTAATGTCAAAGTTATTAGGCGCGGTTGGTTCTTACCCTGGCCTTGCATTTTATAGTCAACAAAGATTGCAGGCAATGGAAAGTACTCATATAGTCCCGGTTCTAATGGTTGCGACCTGTAGACATCAATAAAGAAATTGCCCTCTAAACCTATCCCGGTAAACTTTGCATCATTGTGAGCAAAGCGTTCATACAGTTTTAATAATGGTTGTAACATGGGTTATGATTTTAGTGCCCTGGCAAAGCGTGAGGCAATGAGTAAATAAATGCGACGTTGTAATGTGTAACTTTCACCAATGAACTGACGTGCCGGTATCTTTAAGTTCATCTTCCGGGAGTGGCTTTTAACCGGGTGTGCCTTTACAGTTTCTTTACGTCCCTTTCGAGTACGTGAGTATGATTTTTTATTGAACGATTTTACCGTTACGTTCTGTTTAATAATACCGCCATCATTCTGAATCTGTGCATACGGAACATCAGTACCAATGAGGATACCGTTTTCATTGGCATATATCTTACGGATGCTGCGCTTTAAACGTCCGGTATTGACTAACAATGTCTGACTTTTCTTAGCTCCACCTTTTCGACGCTGTGCACGCGGCTTCCACCTTGTTTTATTGACATCAAGCCATGCCTGTTCACGGAAACGCTCCTTACTGAAATTGACTGCTAATGCCGCCACTTCATTTGGAACTTTGCTGTAAGCATTGCTTAACGCATCCAGTTTGCGTGTGAAATCTGATATATCAACTTTACTCATAGGTCGGGTAACTCAACTGTTTTATTTGCTAATTCATGAGAACAGTCAGAAAGAAACTGTATTTTGCCATCGGTTATAAAGGAATGACAGCGCATTTCGTTATTCCAGGTTAATACAGATGCACGAACTGTCGGTTTATCGTAGTTGTCATTAAACTCCCAAACAGGAGGCGTACATCGAATGTCAGTAAGTTTATCTGAAATAAAATGTATGCACTTGCAACCAGGACACATAAATCCCAATTCTAAGTGATAACCACCGTCTTTTTCTGTAAATCGTTTAATCTTTGCCATAATTATTGATATTAAGTTGCCATTTCTGCGCTCCGAACTACACGCATAAACATTTCTGTCATCCAACGTTCCAGATCAGCGGTGTTCATTCCGTTGATAGATTGATGTGTGGGTGTGAATCCTTTTACGAAACTATCAATATTGATAGTAATATTCTTTGTTTGAGTACCGGCTCCTATAACTTTTGCATCATCAGCAACTGGTTTGGTTGGTTTAACAGGTATTACACCATCAGCCTTTTTTATCTCATCTTCAGCTTTCTTTTTCTTAGATTCTGCCATTGATTCAGAATACTTATTACTGAATGCGCCCTTCAGCTTTTTAGAACTTTCAAATGCGTTTTTTGCTGCATTTATTGGGGTAATATCCATTATGCCTTGTTTGGCAGAACTAAATGCACCCTTAAAATCACCACTAAAAAGTAACTTTATCGCATTTGCCATGCTTCCAAGTCCTGAAAGTAGACCTTTAATACGGTCAAGAACATAATCTTTTAGAATTGTTCCAAAGCCTTTGATTACTTCCCAGGTGCCTTGTACAATTGCCCTGAATGAATCAAACTTATTATAAGCTACAACCAACCCTCCTATTAATGCACCAATGGCTAACACAATTAATCCAATAGGATTAGCACTAGCCGCTACATTGAACGCCCATTGTGCAGCTGTAGCAATACCTGTTTTTATTGCCAATATGCCTTGTATTCCTGCACCTAACAGCATACGAGCATTAAGGATTGACCATGCAATTGCAAGTCCACCCAAAACACCACCAATAATGTCTAAATTTTGAGTAAGAAATAATACTCCATTACCGATGGCTGTTAGAGTCGGTAAAAATGCTTCACCTATTTTGATGGCTTCCAATTTCAACAGATTCAATGTTTGTTTCCAGGCATCCAACGGCGTTACTGAATCAGCATAAGCTTTATTCAATGCACCCTGTGAATTGACTGTTGCATCAATAGATGCTTTCAGGTTTGGAATGTCTTGAATCAATGTTGCAAAACCAAGAACCGATTCCTGATCCATTCCTAAGTTGCCGAATTTAAGCATTCGTTGTTTGTCTGATAAACCAGACATTTCCTTGCTTAAATCTGTAATTATATTGAGCAATGGACGTGCTTTTCCTTTATCATCAAATATGTTGACTCCGATTGCTTTGAATGCTTTCACACGATCTTTGTCAGCTAATGCACGCATAATTCCTTGTAACGCTGTAGTTGATTGTTCGGCACTCAGTTTTGTAGTTAATGAAGCCCATGCACCTGCTGTTTCATCAAGCGCAAAACCGACATTTCGAGCTAATGGTATAACCTTTGGAAGATATTGAGCAACATCTTTGAACTCTGCGTTACCTTTATTGAGGGTTGCAAATAAAACATCATAAACACGGTTAGCATCTTGACCGGATGACTGCATAGTTGAAACTGCTGCTGCTGCAACTGTTTCAATGTCGGTAAACCCTGCTTTAGCTGCGCGCAATGTCGGTTCAAGTGTTGCTAAAGATTCATTTACGCTAAGACCCGCAGAAATAATACGGTTGAATGCCTGCGGCACTTCCTCCAATGGAGCGACATTTCTACCGCCTATTTCAAGTATTTTATCTGACAGTTTTCCAAGTTCTGTATGCGTTAGTCCAGCTGTTACATTCACTTTAGCCATTTGTGTATGCCAGTCGTTTGCGTACATTGTGGCCTTAAAAAGACCTGCTCCAAAAGCCAAAACAACAGCCGTTAATAGAATGTAAGGATTAGCAAGCATGGATAATGCCCCACTGACGCCGGGTATTCTTTCTTCAATGGCATCAAAGGCTTTGAAGTTGTTCATTTTGAAAGCATCCAGTTTGCCTTGTATTGCACCTGTCGCCTTTTCGACCTGTTTTTTTGCACCGTCAAGCCCAGCCTTCAGGTTATTTTTGAGGTCGATAAGTAATTGTAATTTAGCGAGTCCGTTTGCCATAATTATATTAAATATTTATAATAGAGTACCAAATTAAAAAAGTAGTTGTATATTTGCATCGGTTAGTCCTGCGGGACAAACCTCCAAAAAGCGTTAGTGACTTCGGTTATTAACGCTTTTTCTTTGTAGACAACTCACGTTTACCTGTTGTATTGAATAACCAAACGGTCAAGTCCTTTTTATCTTTATAGTGATTCATTTGCCCATTTGCATGGCGAAATGCATCGTCTAAACTCATATCTTCAGATATCTGGATTAATACAAATTCAGCCTGTTCTTTTCCATCTCTTACTCTGTTTTTGACCGATGTTTTAGTATTTGCTGCAACTTCTATTTCTGCAATTTTACCGTTGTATGTTAAGTCGGGGCTTGTAGTTGGAAATTTCTTCAAATAATCATCTCCAAAAAATGCCTTCTTTGCCGCTTTGTCTTTCTCATTCAGAATAGGAAGTAATTTAATTTGAGCCTTTTTATCCATGTTTTTCAATACCCTGCACGCATCTATATTTTTTCCTAACTCATTATCACCATGCAATGGATGAATGTCAATCACTGTCTTATTACCTATATTTGTAGTAAGGTACGTGTTTTCGGGTGGCAAATAGGCTATTGCTTTGCGTATTTCAGCCTTTGGAATACCATCATAATACGGATGGTTCTTAGGATAAATCAGACCTGTTTGTGCAAGGTTTGTCCGGAACATTTCAGGAACTACAGCATCTCCCGGCAGGTCTTTTTTATTGCCTTGTGCACCCGGTTCTTGTAATACTTCACACCGACATCCCCATCCGTTTGGCGGATAATGGGTACTCCAAAAAGCATCTTTAATGTTGCGAACTATGCCATCTAATACGGCATGAGTGGCACGTACTGCATCGTCACCTACTGTTTGATATTTGAGAAAAGGAATATCTTTTGCATCTTTTGTGAATTCAACCCAACGTGCTGCGTTTTGTGAGGACGCAACCGACATTTCGTATTCAGTACGCAACCATGTTTCGTTGTATTTATCACAAACCTTTTGAGCTTCTGTTTTGAATACTTCGAACTCACGCAATTTGCCTTTTTCATCTTTCAGTGCAAGTGTCAGGTCGCGCATTTCCTGGTAGTTCTTAGCGGCACTAAAACTCCATACATCGCGGGTGAGCCTATGTAACATTTCAATATCCGGTGTTTTCCAATCAGCTTTAACCGTACTATAAGAATCAGTTACATTCTCAACAAGTAGTTTTCCTATTAAACTTAGGATAGAGTTGGCCGGTTTAGTTCCGTTATATACGGATTGAACAAGTTTTTCGACTTCCGGTGTAAGTTTACCGAAATAGTCAGGTGGCAATATAGCCTCGGCAATGGGATGACTGCCTCCGCAATGAGGGCATGAACGTTCATAAAGGGCACGGGAAACAACCATCGCTCCTGGTTGTTTCCTTACTGAAAATTTGAGGACAGTCCTCCGGTACTTTGTTTCTTTATACCTTTAATGGGTAACTTGAATGTTTTCTTTACTTCAGCTTCATCTAATTCATAAAATTTCAGCGCGTCGGAAGTAATTTTCCATTGTTCTGTAAGTGTCAAATCTTCATTTTCATCAAACTGGAATGCCATTTTAGTATTATCGAATGGGAAACCAAAAGACTGGAGTACCGGAAAAAGCTGATCGTTGACAACAAACATGATCATTCGTTTATCGGATGCTGATATTTTATTATCCAATGTTTCCTGATGTACCTGTGTTTGTGCGCGGTTCGCACCTTCGTCAACCATAGTTGTAGAACCAACGATACATTTACTAACCTGATTGTCGTGAAACTTTGCCGGGTCAAGGTAAACCTTTTCAGGGTTCCCTGAATTTGCCAGATCATGAACCGTAATTTCAGAACCTTTAGGAAGTACACCTGTACCGGCTTCACCTAAGGTTTTCAATGCCTTGTCAATGCGTGGGACATCAGCCTTATTGGCTGTAGTTGCCGTGATTAAAGGCATACCGAAACGTTCAGAGAATTCAGCGTTCGACTGCATAAGATTTCGTTTCCAGATAACATTTGGTGCAACGGTATTTATCAATCCAAACTTACTGCTATGCAGTATTTCAATGACATCGCTTTCTAATGAGTAGTCAATAAACGTTGAACCGCTAACTTCCAGATAAACGCGCTTTTTTTGCGGGCAAATGTTACGGCGTGGAATTAGGGTAAACTTTGGACTTATGCCATCACTTGAAAACTGCACAACTGTATATTTGCGAAATATTGCATCCAGCGCAACATCAAGAAACTCATAGAACCATTGTTTATTGAGAAATTTTGATTGTTCATCAAGCGGTTCTCCACTGTTGATGTCGGTTACATAAAAGCGGTGGTTGAGCGTTCCCAATTTGCGAACGTCGATAACAGATGATAAATGCGAGTCAAGAATCAAAT